TGTTCCATCAGGATTAATATCCGTTGTATAGAAATTGAATACATCTAACGGATCTGATTGTGGCAATCCTTCTTCATCAGTCTTATAGTCAGACCTATTTCCAGTATCATCTAACCAATATTCTAATTCTAAAAATTGTAAAGTAATAACCACTGATTCTGGTGGAGCATTAGATGGATTTCCTTGTTGTCTATAAAATCCTGGTGCCTGATTACCACCAGTATAATCGACATTAATTCTTTCAAGTACACATGGTTTGAATTTATATAAAAACTTACTATTTGGTGAAAATGCAATAAGAAAAATATCAGGAAATTCAAATAAAAGACCATTTGCAGCTCTTTTTGGTGTCATTGCTCTTCTTAATAAATATGCAATTTTCTGTATTGCTTTTGCTTCATTAAAATCTTTAGGTGCCATTTTGAATGTTAAATTATGTCTTCTGAATTGAGGGGCAGATAGTGTAACTGATTTAAATGTATTGATAGATAAACCTGCAGCTGCTGATCCTCTTCCTAATAATCCACCAATTCCACCAATTCCAGCAATTTCAGCAGCTGTTCCTATTGGTGTTCCATAATTGAAATTTTGATCATACATAACATCAAATTGGTCCTGTAATCCACGAATAGGCAATGGGATTTTTATAATATTTTTTGTCTTTATACCTATTTTCACTGTATTATCAAAAAAATTTCTAAAAAAGTCTGTCAGTATTACATCAGGAAACAAATTACCAGGGTCCATTTGATAAATTGTAGTATGATATTTAGGAAAATCTCTTTGTGGATATTGTAGTATTGCAATAGATTTGCTATTTTTTTTAGATTCAATTTTAGCAGATGGTTTACTATTCCTAGCACTAAAAGAAGTAGTATCATCCAAATATTGAATAGGATCTGTTCTTGATCTTCCAATGTTATCAGATGGTTCATTTACGTTGCTGACCATTTAATTTCCTTAAAAATTTCTTTATTACTATTTATATAAATAATACCATGAAAACTTATAAAGGATACTTTAAACCTAAAAATCCGAATAAATACATTGGAGACCATGAGAATATTATTTATCGTTCTCGATGGGAATCCAAATTCATGCTATATCTGGATAATCATCCTGATGTTTTAAAATGGTGTTCAGAAGAATTCTTTATACCCTATTTATCACCAAAGGATAATAAAGTACATAGATATTTTCCTGATTTTCTTGTAAAAAAACAAAAAGATGGAGTCATTGAAACACTTGTAATTGAAATAAAACCAAAGGCACAAACAATGCCACCAAAAATGAATGGAAAACAAACTAAACGTATGATAACAGAAGCAATGACATATGCAGTAAATGAAGCTAAATGGAAAGCAGCTAAAGAATTTTGTGCAGATAGAAAATATAAATTTATTATCCTAACAGAACACGAATTAGGTATCAAATTCTAATGGCAAATATTTTCGATAAAATACGTGAACAATTTAAAAAAAATACTACAGACCTAAAAGCAAAAGCTAAAGGGTCAATTAAATCTTTTGCTCAAATGGCAAAAAGTCTTACTGGTAAAAGAGTCGCTGGAAATGAATTCTTTAGAGATAGAGAAAGACTTATTAATAGAATATCACCAATTCATATAGGTAAAATGGTAACATTCTATTATGATCCAAAACTTAAAGCAACATTACCATATTATGATAGATTCCCACTCGTTATACCAATTGAAATTTATGATAATGGATTTCTTGGTCTTAATCTACACTACTTACCACCAAGATTACGATTTATCCTTATGGAAACACTTTATGAAAGAGTATATAAAGTAGAAAACTCAAATGAAATTAATGAAAAACGACGTACACAAATTAGTTATAGTATATTAAAACGTATTTCGAGTACTCGATATTATGCTCCATGTGTAAAGAGATACTTGAACAATCATCTTGTTTCTAGAATATATAAATTACGTAATGAAGATTGGGAAATGGCATTATATTTACCAACAGAACGATTTGAGAAGGCATCAAAACAACAGATTTGGAGAGAATCCAGACAAAAAATGAGGAGATTTTAATTGGCTTTCACCATCGATGGTCCAGGTAGTATTAAAGGCCAAATCAATAAAAGAAATGGTGTATTAAGAACCAATCGTTTTCTTTTCAGAACAACAACACCACCTGTTTTGTTGAATAATTACACTAATGGTTTTTCAAATAGTGTGGAATATTTTTGTCAATCAATCAATTTTCCTGGATATCAAATTGCAATGGGTGACGTGAGAAGATGGACATATGGTCCTAATGAAAAACGTCCATTTGGTCCTAATTTTCAACAATTACAAATGAATTTTATATCAGATGGTAATAATGATATGTGGAAATTTTTTACAGAATGGATGTCATTTATAATACCACACCAAAGAAATGCAATTAATGGAAGTGGTGGTATGATTCAATCAACTGCAAGTTATCCTGGATTGTCTCCATATGAATTAAGTTATAAAAGTGAGTATGCTGTAGATGTAGAATTACATATTTTTGATGAGAGAGGAATTAGAAGACAAAAAATTATTTGTTACGAAGCTTTTCCATCTAATATTCTTGATGTTCCTTTGAATTGGGGTGATACTAATTCCAGTTTAAATTTTACAGTAACATTAGAATATCTAGATTGGGATTATGAATTAAGAGATACCAACCCAAGTTTTACATAATAGGAGAACTATAATATGGCTTTACCAAAAATCCAACATCCTACCTTTGAGGTGACTATTCCATCAACCAAAAAGAAATCAAAATTTCGAGCAATGCTTGTCAAAGAAGAAAAAATTCTTTTAATGGCAAAACAAGCAGAAGATAGAGCAGACCAATTAAATTCTGTTGTACAAGTAATTAATAATTGTGCAATGGATGGTGATTTTAAAGTTGAAGAATTAGCAATGTTTGACCTTGAATATATTTTTCTTAAAATTAGAGCAAACTCTGTTTCCAATATTGCAAAACTTGCATTTCGAGATAATGATGATGAAAAAACATATAATTTTGAAATCGATTTGAATAAAATTGAAGTGCAATTTGATAAAGATGTGAATACTTCAATTGAAGTTTCCAATGGTATTATTTTACAAATGAAATATCCTAATGTGTCAATGTATCTTGATAAGAATTTATATTCAATGGATGATGATAAAGTATTTGATTATATGTTACGTGCATGTATGGATAAGATTATTGAGGGTGATAGTATTCATATATGTAAAGATGCAAACAAGGATGAACTAGAAGAATTCATTGATTCCATTCCATCTAAGGCATTTGATGATATTCAAGAATTTTTAAGTAATATGCCATCGATGTATCATAGTGAGAAGTATAAAAATGCAAATGGTGATGAGAGAACAATTGAATTCAGGACACTAGAGGATTTTTTTATGTTGTAATGAGTCATAGTTCGCTGGAAAACTATTATAAATCAGCGTTTACTTTGACTCATATTCATAAGATGTTTAGTTTAACAGAATATGAAAATATGATTCCGTTTGAGAAAGATTTGTATGTAAGTTTATTAACTGAACATATTGAATTGCAAAAAGAGGAAATGTTGCAGGAACAAGCAAAACAAGAAGCATTATCAAGAAGAAGATTTTAAATGGCTAGAAAACCAAAAACTTTTGCTAAAGCTAAAAGAACTTTAGAGGGATATAGGAAACAACAAGCAAGAGAAGAATTTCTTCTTCGTGGTCCAGAAAGATTTACTGATATTCCAAAATATCTTTTTCAAAGTTCTGTTGAAAGAGCAAAAACCCAAGCTGTTACAGGATTACTAGGTCAATCTCTTGGTTCTGCGGTATTGCAGTCTAGAAGTGCAAGACCAGGACAACGTTTTAAAGAATTTAAATCTTTATTTGTTGATAGAACATTGGGTAGTATGGGTATTGTTGGTGATGTTATTAGAGCAAAGACACGTGGTCGATTTGATGATGATATAACAAAAGGTAATGCTGATGAAAAATTTGAAGCAATTCGAAATAAGTTTTTAGGTATTAATGATGCAGTAAAGGTTATTGATGAGAATTTCAATAAAGTCAATAAGAGAATTGAGAAGTTAGAAAAAAATGCTGTTGAATTAAAGAATTTAAATGGTTTAGTTAAAAGTGTTGAAGATTTAGATAAAAAGTTTGATGTATTAGATAATAAGGTTGATAGACAATTCAGTGATTTTGATACCAAGTTTAGATTAATGATGAGGGAGATGAATCAACAATCTGAGCGTGTAAATGTACGTGGAATGACGCCTAGAGACCAAGTTGTTAGTGGTGGTGGAACAGGTACAGGTTCTGGTAATATTTTAAATCAATTATTGAATAGTTTATTACCGAGTACAGGCACTGTAGCACGTGTTGGTGGTGCTGCAGCTGGCACTTTAGCTGCTGCTAGATTAGCTAAACTTAGGGCGGCAATTAAAGCACTTA